CTTTTGAATCTAAATATGCTGACCATAACTTTGCAATATTATTATGGTTTTCAACTTTATCCCCATAATCCTTATGCCGGTCTCCTGCTACCAATTCATCAGCTTCTTTTAATATTTCTTTAGTTACCAGCATATTAATTTATAATCTTTATGATCCATTGGTTAATTTCTTTTTATTAAAATAAGGCACAATATCTATTATTTTTGCACCTTTCGGTCTTGGTATATTATCCTCTCCATTTTCCCTTACAGATTTTTTATTTTTTATATCTTCGCCAAATCCATCCAGACCCATTTCAAATGTATCTTGAGGATTATCACAAGCCATCTTCATCATTCCCCGTGCAATGACTGAACAAAGATATCCTTCATCTGAATACATCCATTCATCCTCTATAGCCATACAGACAAATCCATTTTCTGTAGGAGATATGAATAAATTTATTCCATTCTTAGAAATAAGTTCTTTCATTTCCCCCCACTATATTAAAAAAGAATTTAGCATCCAATATGGCCAATGGTTCAAAATTATTCATTTTAATTATACCTAAAGGTACTTGATTTTTTTTAGCATTGTGTTGTGCTTGTTTTATTATATCATAAATTCCCTTGAATGTCTCTTTATTTTTACACTCAATGGAATAGGGAAGTAATTTTTGAGCCTTGGGAGAAAATTTTACATCAGCACCAGATTCCCCCATAATAGCACAATAAATATCATCATCGGACAAAGTAGTAAATAAAGATAATAATTCATCTCGAACCCAATTTTGTAATCGTCTTCCTTTTGCTTTTCTACTTCTTATTTTCATTTGTTTCTCTGGGATTATTTACTTCTGTATAATAAACCCATCTAGGGTTTTTCCCTTTAGACTGTTGTTGAGGGAGATACTGCAACTTGTTTTCCCCCCAACACGGAAACTTGTAAGGACAGAAACTGCAAACTATCCCTAACACCCTGTTTCCTGTCGGGATTTTTCGGAATGTTTCCTCAATGTCGCTGAAACAACGCCTAAAGGGTTTACCCTTATCTAAAGCAGTAAGATTATCTTTTGCCAAATTGATAGCAAGGCTTTTCCATTGTTCGTCCTCCGTTGGTGTTTCTGTTACCAACCATTCGCCCGTACTTTTGTTGATAACAATCCAACCACCAAACTTCTTATTTTCAGATTCACTATAGAGATATCCTTGCGATAAATAGCCAAAGGCATCCTCTTCTACAATAGATTTAAATCCCCCCTCATCTCCAAATTTATGTTCAAAGGCGTAGGGGGAAGCACTTTTAATATCATAAATTTTATTATCAATTTCGATATCATATGTTCCATAAATTTTTTTATTCTTAAACTTATAAGAAACAGATTTTTGAGTGGAATTTACTTTTATTCCAGACGCTTTAACGATAGTTACAGCCAAAGCCTCTATTAAATCTCCGAATGTATTTCTCATTTTATTATTATATGGCTGACCTTCTGATTCAGTATCACTTTTTTCCATTTGTAATTGGCATAAAGGTTTTCCCACATTAGACATTCTTGCCCTAAAGGATTTCTCTCTTTTATCCGTAAATTGTTTTCGCAATGCAGATTTGCATAGCTCTCCAAATTCTTCAATCAATTCCTCAGAGACAACGACAGAATCATCTGTCGCTTCCTTGAGGAATGATTGAACCTTTTCTAATATTTGACTACTCAAATCTTGTCATCACCTTCAAACGGACTTCCTTCTACATCAGACACTATTTTTGCACTTGCCTTATCGTTGCCATTATTTTTAGATTTATTGGCATCTTTCCACAAAGATACGATATCTTCATTTTCTGTTGCAATAGTCTCTTGGAATTTTTGCATTAATTCCATATTTTCTTTTGTAAAAGTAACTTCCTTTTGATTTACTTTTATAGCTGAAACGTAAAAAACATTACTTCCTGCTTTTCGTCTTTCTGTATCTAAAGATAATGTATGATTAAACATTAGCTTTTTTCTATTTTTAAGACTTTGTATGGATTCTCCTACAGGAGTAAAATTACTTCCTGTGACACGCCACAAGACAGGCTTATCTTTTACGGATACTTTATTTCCGTTAGGTGTAACACCATCAATGCTTACTGTTCCATATACAAGACGATAGCATTTTATATTTTTTTGATGTTCCAGTTCAGCTTTGGATAATTTATCCCTTTCCTTGAAAGGAACTTTACCACAACGGCTACCACCACTGGTGTCTATCGGGTCATCTTTCCAATTCTTAAAGATGACAGAACGCTTTGAAAATTTATTTTGTTCCGCATCATATTCCATAAATTGAAATGCATTTAAGAATGGTCTGAAGGTGGCGGGTTTACCATACACCATTGATTCTACTCCAGAATCATACACAGCGTATGTTCCCACAGGCAATTTATTGCCTTCATCATTCTCTGGTTGCCTGTTAATTGTTAATCTAGGCAATCCCGTTCCTGTTTGACCAACATCTTGTCCTATCATTTCCATAATCTGATTTTGATTTAATTGGTCAAAACTTGCAACTTGATTTTCAGTCATATATACCTCTTGGTTAAATGTTAATTATCATTAGCACATTTTTTATAATTTGTCAAGTAAATTATTCCAAATATGTAGTTTTTTTTGTTGGCTCAGATTTTAAGCCATATGACGCAGAAAACCACAGTAAATAACTTTGAATTTCCTCATCATTTCCAACATATATCTTTGTTGGCTTTTTTCCATTGGTTTTAATGAAATTGCGAATCAATTCCTCAATTCGTGAAAAAGCTACTGCTTCCTCATCATTGACCCAATCATAGTTATCTTCTATGAATAAATCTCCAACTGTCATAGTACTAATATCCATCTTGTTCTCCTTCCTGCATAACTCTCCCATATGCATATTCGATGTCATCTTTAGTAATTCCAAATTTCTCCCCACGAACTTCAACCTTATTATTTATATTCGTAGTAACATTTTCTTCAAGTGTCTTATCTGGGTCAATTAATTCTTCAACTCCCATAAGAAACCATTTCATAGCGCCCATATTATACCTCTTTCATTTCTAACCAATTATACCCCATCTTAACCTCCGTGTCAAGGGGGATATTGAAATCTATTTCATAATAGGTTTTCAGCATTGGTATTACTTTACCTGCTCCTTCTCTCACAAGCTTAACCATTAAATCCTCCTCATCTGGATGAACGTCAATCAATACAGAATCGTGAATTGTATTTATTATCAAGCTTTTAACTTTATTTTGTACCATTAGTGAATCTATGGCAATGCACGATAATGGAACAATGTCGGCTGTGGCGAATCCCTGCACAGGATAATTCTTTATCTGTGTTGAATTAGAAGACGCACCCCAAGGCATTCTCTTTGCATAGGGAAAGGCGTATTCCCGACCAGATGGTAGGGATATTATCTTATAATTAATAGCATCGCTTTGTAATTGGTCGTGCCATTTTGCAATATCCTTATATTTCTTTAAAAATTCCTTGTAGTAATTTCGTTCGGAATCCGTACCCGATACACCACCATACAGAGGCTTAAAGGTATGTGATTTTGCATCTTGTCGTGAACACCCTATTGTATCAGCAGTAAACTGATGAATGTCCACTTTATTTTGTATGTCTTTTATGCCTTGCTTATCTTGAGCCAAGAATACAGCCGTTCTAAATTCCAACTGGGCAAAGTCCATTTCCAATATTTTTCCTTCTGGCCACCTTGACCTTACAACCTTTCGTATGGGAAATGTTTTTCCCCGTGGCTGATTTTGAAAATTAGGGTCACGACTTGACAGCCTTCCCGTAGCTGTGACACATTGCATAAATTTAGGATGAAGGTTTCCATTGTTATTGGAATGATTTTTTATACCCGTAACAAAAGTATGCAGATAAGTTTCCAAGGCATTGTATCGTGTAATAGCTTCAACAAATGCATTCAATTCAGCGTTATCCTTATTAGTCATTCGATTTAATGTCATCCTATCTGTCTTAAATCCACCATCTGCGACATCAGATACAAACGTAGGATTCAATTGAAATCCTGCCTTTGATTTTGTTTCCTCATAGATAATTCCATTTCCATTACAGGAATAACAAGAGCTTAAATTCTTGTACGGCTCTCCATTCACTTTCATCTTCTGGATTTTTCCAGAACCTGTACACGTAATGCATTGATGGGAACGGGTTTTATAAATTGATTCTGTCATTTGTCCAACCATTCTTGTAAATTGAGAACGTGTGAATCTGGGTCTTTTCTTTGACTTTTTAGTATAGGGGTCAATTCCTATATTAAATTCTTCCGCCCATTTCTTTTTATCCGTGACTTTTACACCATAAATCAACCAAGACAATTGCTCTGGACTTGCAGGATTTATCTTTGTATCCCCCATTCGCTCCCATATCATCGTGTCAATGCGTTCACGCAATTCATCATATTCCAACTTAAATTTCATTTCCACGTCATTCAACGAATCTAAATCAATCTGTATTCCATTTCTCTCCATTTTAGTTAGAACTTGCAAAAAGGAGTTCATCATTTTAACTGTTGGAATAAGTTTTAGATTTTGTGGTTTCTTAAAATCATCAACTTGGGAATAATATAATTCTCTGGTAACAGTTATGTCCTGTCGGCCATATTCTTCGACAATTTTCTGGGGTATCATCTCAAAGGATATTCCCTGCTTTATAAAGTCTTCTGTCGCATCTGATTTTCTACTTAAGTTTCTTCTTATACAACATTCCTTTAATGACAGAGCCTTTCTAACACCTCTGTTGAGAACATATTCCCCAATCATCGTATCATAGACTTTTCCTGTATAGGAAAACCCCACTTCATATATCCAAGACAAATCAAATTTTAAATTATGACCAATAAGTAAATCAGTCCTATCTAAGATGGATTGAACTTTTTTCCAAGCATCCTTGTCTGACCGTTCATCGTGGTTAAAGAAAAGATACTCATCATTTATACCCACGCTTACTAATTTATTATTAGGATTAAATGGAGATGGGTCTGACTTTCCATTTACCCCCGTGACAAAACTTGTTTCTACATCAAATATAGTTATCATCCTTCATACCTCGATAAAAATGGGTTAATTACACAATCTATTCTTCCGTGCCATCCTGTTATTTTATTTTTTGACACACAAATAGTTCGTAGCGTAGCTTCTGAATCAACAATGTTCTGCTG